CGCGACTTCGGCGTGCAGGAGGTGAGCCGCCTCTTCGGCGTGCCGGTCGTGTACCTCAGCGAGCACAGCCGGTCCACGTTCGCGTCGATCACCGAGCTCACGCGGTCGTACTGGGACGGCTGCCTCGCGCACTGGACGAGCGCATGGGCCGACGAAGTGCGGCGCAAGCTCTTGGCGCCAGGCCAGAAGCTCGTCTGGGACACTCGCGACCTGCTCAAGGGATCCTTCAGCGACCAGGTCTCTGCACTGCGGTCGGCGGTCGAGGTCGGGCTGCTCACGCAGAACGAGGCCCGCGAGCGGCTGGGGCTCAACCCAGTCGAGGGCGGCGACCAGGTGCTGAGGCCCGCCAACACCTACAGCGACCAGGACGAAGACGGCGATGATGAGGACGACGCAGACGTGGAGGAGCTCGATGCTTGAACGGAGAGAGATCCGGCAGGCCGCGGCCGAGGGCCGCACGCTGAGCGGCTACGCCGCCGTGTTCAACTCGCCGAGCGAGCCGCTGCAGTCGCACCGCGGCGAGTTCATCGAGACGATCGCGCCGGGCGCCTTCAAGCGGTCGTTGGATGGCACCGTCTGGGCGTATTACAACCATGACACCGCGTGGCCGCTCGCCAGGACTCCCGACACCATGAGCCTCGCCGAGGACAAGGTCGGGCTCCGCATGAGCCTGCAGCTGCCGGAAACCACGTACGGTAACGATGTCGCCGCCTTGATGCAGGCAGGCGTGCTCGACGGCTCGATGTCCTTTGGATTCCGGAGCCGTGAGGACCGTTGGGAACGCCGCGACGGCATGCTGCACCGGACGCTCCTCGACGTCGACCTGGTCGAGATCTCGATCGTGCAGGAACCAGCCTACAAGGCGCCTCGCTCTTCACTGCGAGGCGTTGACCTTGACACGAGCCGGCGTAGGCTCGCACTCCGAATCCGAGCTGCCGCAGGAAGCGCTAGATGAAGTGAACGAGCAGCGTGCTCACCTGATCACCGAGGCCCAGAGCCTCATGGGCGCGGTCGAGGCCGAGAAGCGGTCTCTCACCGCTGAAGAAAGCGAGAAGCTCGACCGGATCCTCGCCGACGTCGACGCGCTCGACGCCGCGGCGAAGCAGGCCGAGCGCTCCGCGAAGGTCGCCGAGCTCGGCAAGAGCCTCGACGCGCCGGTTCGCCGCATCGCGACCGCGGCCCGCGCCGCCGCGAAGCACAGCGACGACGAGTACCGCGCTGCGTTCCGGCATTACCTCATGACCGGCCAGGGCTCCGCAGAGCTCCGGACCATGACCACCGCCACGAACAACATCGGCGGATACGTGGTGCCGGAGACGCTTGAGAACCGCATCGTGGAGCAGCTCTACCAGAGCGACGTCATGCGGCAGCTGGCCACCGTGCGCTCGACGCCGGACGATCGCAAGATCGCGGTCGAGAGCACGCTCGGCACCGCGACCTGGGTTGGCGAGGGCTCCGCGATCACTCAGACCGACGTGCAGTTCGCTCAGGTCACCGTCGGAGCGTGGAAGGCCGCGACCTCGGTGCAGGTCAATCGCGAGCTCATGGACGACGCCGTCTTCGACCTGGAGTCGTACCTGGTCGACAAGCTCACGCTCCGCATCGGGCGCCTCCAGGAAGAGGCTTACGTCGTGGGCGCTGGCTCCGGATCGAGCCAGCCGAACGGCGTGCTCACCGGCCTCAGCGCTGGCTACACGGTCGCGAACGGCACGAGCCAGACGCTCAAGCTCACCGACGCGAAGCTCGTCTTCGATTGGCTCCACGCCCTCGAACCGCAGTACCGCGCCGGCGCCGTCATTCTGTGCCATGACAACTTCATCAAGCAGCTCCGCCAGCTGCAGGACTCGAACGGCCAGTTCCTCTGGCAGCCGTCGATGCAGCAGGGCGTGCCCGGCTCGCTCTGCGGCATTCCGGTCTACACGTCGGAGTATCACACGAAGCCCGGCGGCACCAACGGCAGCACCGCTGCCCAGGTGGTCGCCACCTACGGCCTCTTCCTGTACTTCGAGATCTATGACAGGGGCCAGACCGAGATGCTCGTGGACCCCTACACGAACAGCCTCAACTGGCGAGTGAACATCCACGTCGTGCGGCGCACGGACTCGGTCCGCACGCTCGACGCGGCCTTCAAGACGCTGAAGCTCGCGGCTTCCTAAACCCCGGACCGTGGGCCCGGAGGTAGCGCGGCAGCTCCTCCGGGCCCACGGCTTTCTCATGACCATTCCGCTCGGCCTGCTCAAGTCGCACGTCCGCGTCGACTTCGACGACGACGATGCTCTGCTAGCGCTCTACCTGAGCGCCGCGACGTCTCACTTCGAGCGTGCCACGCGGCGGCTGCTCTCGCAGCAGACGAGGACGCTGAAGCTTGGCAGCTTCACGGACTCGATGATTCCCTTCCCACCGCTCGTCTCTCTGACGAGCGTCACCTACGTCGACGCGGACGGCAACACCCAGACCCTTTCCGCCGACCGCTACGCGCTCGATCAGACGAAGCCCATCGCTCGGATCCGCTGGATCGATCCGCTGCCGGACCTGCACGAGGACTCGTTCGACCGCGTGACCGTGACCTACGTCGCGGGCTGGAACTCGCCGCCAGCCGACGTGGTGCGTGCGGTGCTTGAGCTCGCCGCTGGGTACTACCTGACCAGGGAGAGCGTGGCGACGATCCAGTTCCGGCCGGTGCCGTTCGGCGTGCAGTCCGTGATCGACAACCGCGCGGTCCGCGAGTTCGAGCCTGGGGCGGATCCATGATTCAGGCAGGGCTGCTGCGGCACCGCGTCACGATCCAGACGCCGGTGGCGACGGTCGACGCGACCGGCCGCCGGAACACCGCGCTCGTGACCGGCGCCACGATCCCTGCCTCGGTCGAGGCGGTGACCGCGGCGGAGGCGCCCTACGCCGACGGAGTTGCCCAGCGGACCGGCTACTCGATCCGCGTGCGGTATCCGTCGGCGATCGCGCACGGGCTCACCGTCGCGACGGTGCTGAAGTACCGCGACTTGCAGCTGCAGGTGACCTCGACGCGCCGCGAGCGCGAGGAAGAGGACGTGATGATCGTCGAAGCCTCGGAGGTCTCATGAGCATCGAGGCCGCCTGCTACTCGATCCTGAGCACGAACGCGGCGCTCATCGCCATCGTGAGCGGCCGCGTGTACCTGCAGCAGCGGCTGATCGGCACCGACCTGCCGGCGCTCACGTTCGAGATCCAGCGGAACGATCCGGTCCGCGTGCTCGCGGGCGCCTCGGGGCTGGTCGCCGCGGAAGTCGTGGTCACGTCGGTCGCCGAGACCTACGCCGCGGCGAGAGCGCTCGCCAACACCGTCCGAGACGAGTTCGAGGGCACGCATACCGCCGCAGGCGTGAGCCTGGTGGTGCGGTTCACGAACGAGGCGCCGCTGGAGGCGGTCTTCGACCTCGGCGACGAGAACGAACCTACACGCATTGAGCAGACCTTCCTCGCTCACCACGGAGCTTAGTCATGGCAGTATCAGCAAACGCAGCGGTTTTTAAGTGGTCGGCCACTACGGCCGGAACGGCTACCGCACTGGGATCGGTGCAGTCCATCAGCGACTTCTCGATGAGCTTCGCGACGATCGACGTGTCCGTCATGGGTTCGGCGGAGAGCCGCGACTTCATCGCCGGAAAGAAGACGGCCACGTTCACGATCTCGGTGCTGCTCGATCACTCCGACCACAGCGTGATCATGACCAACCACACGGACGGCACGCCTGGCAAGTTCGAGATCGACTTCCAGGACGGCAAGGTCAGCGGCAACGCCTTGATCACCGGCCTGACGTTTTCAGGTGAGCAGGACGCCGCGTCGAGCGTCACGATCACCGGCCAGGTGGTCGGAGACGTCACGATTACGGCGAGCGCATGAGCCCACGCGCTCCACAGCCGCTCGGCGACGAGCAAGGCCGCTGGTACGTCTCGGTGCCGACGGCTGGCGATCTCATCGAGATGGAAGCCCGCAAGAACGATCCGGAAGCGGTGCTCTGGTACGTCTCGCGGTTCCTCGTCAACTCCGACGGCACCTACGTCGTGCGAGACCAGGCGGAGGCGCGGACGGTTCCGGCGAACCTCGCCACCGCGGTCGTTCTGAAGGTGCAGGAGCTGCTCGCGGCGCGCCCTTGACTCCCGGCAGGCGGCTGCTGCACCGCCTGGCGGAAACCCTCGGATGCAGCCTGGAAGAGGTCGAGGCCATGCGCGGGCGTGACGTAGCAGAGTGGCTCGCGTACTGGCAACCGGCCGTCCGGCCAGCGCCCACGTCGATCAAGGATCTCTTCCGATGAGCTGGGTTTCACGATTCATCGAAGAGAAGTACGGCCCGCGGTGGTGGGGCTCGAAGGCCGCACGCCGAGAGATGGCCATCGCGTACTCGCGGCAGCGTGGGCCTCGCATCGTCAACGGCATCCGCACCGATCGCGGCATGGGCATACGGTTCGCTCCGGAGATCGACCCAGAGCTCGCTCGGCTTCTGAAGCGGCTGCCTCAGCAGATACAGCTGAAGTTCCAGCGGCGATCCATGCGGCAGGCGCTCACAATCTGGAAGCGGCTCGCGGCTCCGCTCTACCGACGGCACCGGACGAAGCTGCCGCGGAAGCACCTGGACGAGTCGCTCTTCATCGTGACTCGCAGCTACAAGTCGAAGCGCAAGGGCCGGAATCTGTGGGGCGCTCTCGGGTTCCGCGTAGGCCGCGTCCGGTCGATCGGAGGCGTGGCGCCGAAGGCCGATCGGATCTACTCGAACGAGTGGGCAGGCTGGCGTGCGCACTTCCTCGAACGCGGCTTCACGGCTACCGGCGGCCTGCGTGACCGTGCCGCCGAGAAGAGTGACGCGGCCCAGTTCCACAGGCTGATGCGTCGGCAGATCATCAAGACGCGAGTCGCTCGTGGTGAGGGACGCCGGATTCCAGGGAAGCTCTACCTTCCTCAGGTCTACGCGGCTGGCCGGAACGCCGCCCAAGCGGCCTTCACGCACGCCTTGGCCGACCTCATCAGGACCAGCGGCAAGCGGATCCGCCGCGTGCCGAAGTCGATCTACGCGGCGGAGATGAGGGAGCTTCTGGCATGAGTAGCGTCGGCCGCCTGAACATCGACGTTACCGCCACCACCGGCAAGTTCGACGCCGCGATGGCCGGCGTTCGGAGGCAGATCGGAGGCGTCGGCCGTGCCGGTTCCGCGGCAGGCGCCCTCGGCGGCATGGGCATGCCCGCATTCGGAGCGATTGGAGCAGCTGCGGGCTTGAGCGGTCCGCTCATCGCCGTTACCGCGGGCCTTGCAGCTCTGACAGGTGCGATGAAAGACCGCGAGAAGGACACTCAGAAGGCCAGCGACGCGCTCGATCTGGCACTTACGCGGAACATCGGGCTTGGCCAAGCGGGCCTCGCGATAGACGTCGGCTCGCAACTCGGCACCGGCGGCGAGGCAATCCTCGACCTCATCAAGGCCGCGTCGACCGGCGCCGGGTTTGCCGCAATCCAGAAGGTAAACCCAGAGGCCGCCTCGGCGATCCAGAGCGCTGCGAGCACCGGAGACTTCACCACCGCGCTGCAGGTGCTGCGGATGCTCTCCGCTGGCTCAGGCAAGACGGAGGTTAATACCGGCCTCGGCGGATCCGGCGACCTCGCCGCGACGATCGACGCCGGTCTTGCCGCGATCCAGAAGGTAAACCCAGAGGCCGCCTCGGCGATCCAGAGCGCTGCGAGCGCTGGAGACTTCACGACCGCGCTGCAGCTGCTGCAAAAGCAGTCGTCCGGATCCGGCAAGATGGAGATCGCGAAGGCCCTCGGCGGCTCCGGCGACGAGTTCCTGAGGCTGCAGCGGGCGGTGCTCAACCTCGGCAGCGGCGTCTCGCTCGACTCCGCTGAGCGTGCACTGCAGCAGCAGAACTTCCAGGCGGCCGATCCAAACTGGTTCGAGCGTGCCGTCAACGCCATCTTCGAGTTCTTCGGCGGCAACGCCCAGACATATACGTCGCTTGAGCAGACCGACCTGCTGCGAACGATCGCGGCTCAGCAAGGGCCCGGCATCTGATGAGCACCTTCGACACGAACCTGATGTCCATGGACTTCGTGCGGCAGACGCCGCCGAACGAGTCGACGGTGACGCTCAACTGGCGGATCCGCGTGCTCGACGCTCAAGGCGCGGAGGTCGAGTGGGATCCGTTTACCTACTGGCTATCGCTGCAGACCGAGGTGCCTGAGACCGGCAAGAAGCTGACCGGCTACCTTCCGAACACCACCGCCAACGACTGGTCGGCGTATTTCCGCTGCCGCCAGGTGACGTGCCGATTCGTAGGCGAGTCGAAGCGAGTTTGGGACGCGACGGCGACCTTCACGTCCAAGGACGCTTGGTGCCCGCATCCGCACGTCTGGAGGACCGACCAGACGCAGACGCGGTCGGTCGAAATGTATCGAGACGTGTATCCGACGGCCGCCCAGCTCAACTCGACGGCGAGCCAGCACACGGTCTCGACCGGCAACCGGATCGACGAGAAGGGTAAGCCGGTTCCGCGCGACCTGCCGCAGCAGCTCGTGAACGTGAGCTATATCTGGAACACCTCGATCGCGACCGACGGGCCCGGCTATCCGAACGTCGCGAACCTGATCAGCGAGGGCTGGCTCGACGCTCGCAACGACGCCGAGTTCCTCGGCTTTCCGGCTGGCTCGGTCCGCATGCTCGGCGTCTCGATCGATCCTGATCGAGACGAGTACGTCCGAGTCACCTACCAGTTCCTGCACGATCCTTGGGGCTTCATGGTGCAGGAAGCCGCGCTCGATCCTGGCGGCGCCGTCGAGCTGGAGACGACCGGATCGGTGGTGAATGCGAAGACCGTCTACTGGAAGCAGTCGGTCTTGACGCTGCTGCCATTCGACGAGTTCTTGACGCAGCTTGAGACGGACTGGCTCGTGGACGGCTGGCGCACCTACGACGAGCAGACCTGCACGGTGGCGCAGGGCGCGACGACCTACACAGGCAAGCCGCGCGAGGCTCAGATCGGCACCGTCAGCGAGTTCCGCGAGTATCCGGTCGAGGCGCAGCCGTGAAGCGGCTCTTCCGAACCGGCTTCGGACGGCTGACGGCGCCGCAGCTCACCGAGATCGGCGCGGCTGGTCAGTTCCTGCGGCAGCACCAGGAGCCGCTCGGCAAGGTCGCCGAGCGCTTCAGCGAGGCGGCGCCGCCGTCTGCCTGGATCCTCGCCGAGATCACCGGATATACAGCGATCGCTGGCGCGACCAACCGCTGGGAGTACAGCTTCGAGCAGGTCTACCTCGACGGCAATCTGAACCTGACGCAGGGCCACTGGACGTCCACGAACAGCGTCAAGGCGCTCAACTTGTGCGAGGCCGCGAACGACGGCGCGCTCATCGAGGGCCCGGGCTGGAACGTGGCGACCGCGCCAACCGGCTTCGAGATCAAGCCGATCGCTGAGTGCGTCGTGCAGCTGTGGCCGCATCGGCTGACGACCGGCGCCTTCCGCTGGGTGTTCTTCGCGTCCAACGTGCTCGATGGCGACTGCCCGGAGGCTCCATGAAAGCGGCTACGCACGACCTCACCTACTACCGAGGCGCCACCGACATCTGCTCGGTTACCTGGAAAGACTCGACCGGCGCGGCCGTCGACCTGACCGGATACTCGTCGACGTTCACGATCCGAGACGCTTCGGATGCGGTCGTTGGCGTGACCGGCTCAGGGATCACCGCGACGATCACCGCGAACACCGGAACGGTGGTGTTCACGATCACCGACCAAGCCGCGGCGGCGCTGCCGGTCGGCGTGCAGCGCTACGACGTCTGGTTGACCTCTGCAGGTGGCAACGACTATCCGCTGCTCTATGGTGCGTTCACCGTAGTCGAGGAGGTCCGATGAGCACCGTCGTCGTAGGGCCAGGCAACACGCTCATCGTTTCCGCGCCCGGCCCACAGGGCCCGCAGGGCGCTGGCGGCGGCGGAGGCGGCTCGGGCACCGTGACCAGCGTCACCGCTGGCGACGGCCTGCTGGGCGGCACGATCACCACGAGCGGCACGATTGACATCAACTTCGGCACGGCTGGCAACACCGTCTGCGAAGGCAACGACGCTCGGCTGTCGGACGCACGCACGCCGACCACACACTCGCACGTTGCCGGCGACATCGGTTCAATCACTGGACCGGCTCTGATCGGTCGCCAGGCGGCGACCACCGGGACCGCTGAGGCGATCACGCTCGGCAGCGGGCTCTCGATCGACGGCTCGAAGCAGCTCACCATAACGGCCTCGTACGCGCAGCAGTCCGTCACGATGAGCGCCGGGACCGGGCTCACCGGCGGCGGCGACTTGTCCGCCAATCGGACCTTCGCGGTCAGCTACGGCACGACCGCTGGCACGTCGTGCCAAGGCAACGACGCCCGGCTGAGCGACGCCCGAACGCCGACCGCGCACACTCACGACGCCACCGACGCCTACGTCGGCGAGATCGAGACGCCAGCGGTGCGGACATACACGATCGACCTCACCGTCGCGACGGCCAGGACGATCTCGGCGCTCTACTTCATCACGTCAGCGGGCACCGTCGACGTGACGCTCAAGAACGGCGCGAACACCGTCTACACGGCAGACGGCCTGGGCACGACCAAGACGAGCGTCACGAGCGGGCTGAGCAACACCGCAGTGTCAGCAGGCGGCACGATCACGCTGGTGCTCGACGCCGTGAGCACGCCGGCGGATCTCGCTTTCGCTATCTACTACACACGCACCACCGGCGCTATTACATGACGCCGCGCTGGCTCCATTGGCCTGCCTCAGCAGGCGTCGCTTGGACTCCGGCGAGTCTCAGCAGTCTCCGCGTGTGGTTCGATGCGGATTCGCTCACCGGACTGTCCGACGGCGATGCGATGTCTTCGTGGAGCGATAGCAGCGGAAACGGAAACAACGTCGCGAACACGCAGGCTACCTTGAAGCCTACCTACGAAACCAACGAACTAAACGGCAAGCCGGTGGTCCGCTTCTACAACAGTAGCGGCTTCAGCGGCACCGGTAACGTGTATTCAGTCACCACAACCGACGTTCAAGTCGCGGTGGTTGCGAAATGGAACAGCGTCAACAACGTCGCGATCTTCGATGTCAACAACTACGCGCCGCTGGTTCGTGTAATCAGCAACCAACTCGGCGTCTACGCGGTGGTGAGCGGTGGCAATCGAGGAATCCAACAGGGCACCATTTCAAGCGGTAGTTGGTTCGTCGGCTTGGTGATGGTTGACTGGCCAAACCAAATGCTTTACGCCTCGCTGAACGGCAACAATCCGACATCGATCGCGTGGAACAACACCGCAACATCGATCGGCCCCCTCGGCAGCACGTCGGTGCAGGTTGGCGCGCGCTATGACCAGACCACCGTGCCGTTCGACGGCGACATCGCCGAGGTCGTAATGGTCACGAACGATCCGACCACCGCGACGCGAGATAAACTCGAAGGCTACCTCGCGCATAAATGGGGCCTTACCTCTAACCTTCCAAGCACGCACCCATACAAGAGCAGCGCACCATGAAAACCCTTGGACATCATGCGGCGATCGCCGCGAACATCGACGCCATCAACTCCCGAATGGCTGCGCTCGCCGGCTCATTCGCATCGGTCGAGCAGCGCACCGCTGCTGATGATGCGCTCATTGACATCCTGAGCGCCCAGGCCGGCGGCCTGCTCCAGGCGGCGCAGGCGCTCAAGGCGATCGACTACACGCCGCCGGTGCCAGAGGTGCCTGAGTGACGATTAACGGCACCCAGCGCGTCTCGCTCTCGGTCGGCGACTGGACGCGTCTGATCGGGCTCACGGCGACGGTGGTGGGCATGCTCATTGCCACGCTCTGGCGGCAAGAGTCGCTGATTCGCGACGTGCAGACCAACCAACAGCTCCTTGAGTACCGCGTGACGCAGCTGGAGAACAGGCTTCCGTGAGATGGGTGCTCATAGCTCTGCTGGTCGGCTGCAACGCTCCCGAGCGGATCGCGAGCAACGCTGGCGACATCCGCACGCTCGCCGAGTCGAGCCGTTCGCGGTTCATGAACCACGACGATCCGGCTGGCGTTGCCGAGCAGGCCGAGATCATCGAGCGAGCTGCGGCCATCTCGGTCGACGCCACGCTCGTGGATCCGACGAGCCCTGCATGGCAGGGCACGCTGGAGCTCGCGCTATGGTCGGCGCTCGCGATCGCCGCGTGCGTGATCCTGTGGCAAACCGGCCTTGGCGACATGCTCCGCGGCCTCGTCGGCTGGATACCGCAGCGGCAGCGGTCGGCTGCAAAGCTGCTGCGTGAGGCGGTGGAGGATCCAACCACAATCCGCGAGGCGGCCGCGGCGGTCCGCACCGCGGATCCGCTCATCGACGCCGCCTGGAAGCGCTGAGATGTCTGAACTCCTCGGAAACATCTGGTTCGCGCTGCTCGTCGGGCTTGCCGGATACTGCGTTGGCTCCGTGTGGCCGCTCCATCGACTGTTCAAGCGGTGAGCGGAGCACGCTGCTGCTGCACGCCAGGCGAGCCCTCTTGCTGCGAGCAGGCCGGTCTCTCTTGGTGGAACCGCTACTGCCTCCACCTTGAGCCGACCACGTACTACCGGCTCTGGTGCGACTGCGGCGCGTGCGATGGCCAGTCCATCGACTGCGACGACTGCACGCAGGGTGGCTACTACTGCTGCCGGGAGGAGGAGTTCAACTTCTGCGTGCGGGGAGCCCTCTTCCGCAGGCCGTTTACCGATGGGCTCTG